AAAAAAATCCCAATGCGAGGAATTCTGAGATGCCGGCCAGGAAACCAAAAGCATTGATTGTCAGACATGAAACCGCGGCGGAAAAATCCAGGCGCGAATCAGGTGAGATGGCAATGCGGCCGAATCGGGAATTGCCGCTGAATGCTCCATCACGCCTGCGCGGCCATGAAATTGCTGAGGCAACCTGGCGGAGATTGATGCGTGAGTTCATGTCTATTGAAGGTGAAATTGTCACCCGCCTGGATTTCGATTTGCTGGCCGATTACTGCATCCTGGTTGAGCAACTGCATGAGCTGGACACGATGAGAAAGGCCGCTCATGACAGATGGCTTGAAATTTTGAACGACCAGGCCGCCGATGAAAAGGTGATTGAAGCGTGTGATATGGTCGTCAAACTGGATTCGCGTGCGGATCGCAAGCGCGCCTTGCTACTCCAGCTGCGCCAGTCGTTGTATCTCACACCACGGGCCAGGGCTGGTGTTGCGCCAACGAAAAAGGAAGTCGAGGAACCCAAAGACGAACTTGAAAGGCTTTTGGATGATGTCAGCGATTTTGTGAATGGTGGCAGTGGCAAATGAAGCGATTCTGGTTTCTGGTTTTATTGCTTTTACTGCTCGGCGGAGGTTCGATGTTTAGTGAAGCTCATGCCCAGCGGGCAATAACCTTTTTCGAATCGCTCAAACACACCAAAGGCAAGTTCTACGGCCAGCCTTTCAAGCTGCTGGACTGGGAAAAGCAGATTGTGCGGGATGTGTACGGCACGGTGGACGAACGCGGTTACAGGATCATCAAATACGTCTACATCGAAATCCCCAAGAAAAACGGTAAATCCGAGCTGGCCGCGGCTGCTGGCCTTTACCATACCTTTGCCGACCGGGAGAAAAACGGCGAGGTGTATGGCTGTGCTGCGGATCGCTCTCAGGCATCCATTGTTTTCGATGTGGCGGTGGATATGATTGACCAGGTACCGGCACTCAAAAAGCGCACCAAGCTGCAGCTCAGCAAAAAACGGCTGATTGACAAGGTGACCGGTACTTTTTACCAGGTGCTGAGTGCCGAGGCATACACCAAACACGGCCTGAATCTGTCTGCCTGCATCTTTGATGAGCTGCACGCTCAACCGAATCGGGAATTATGGGATGTGATGACCTTCGGCGCAGGAGATGCGCGAGAGCAGCCGATCTGGTGGATCATCACAACCGCCGGAGATGACCCGGACCGGGTATCCATCTGCTGGGAGCAGCACGAATACGCTCGCCGCATTATCTCGGGTGAAATTGTTGATCCGACCTGGTACGCAGTCATCTACTCCTACGATGGAGATGACATCTACAACGAAGAAAACTGGAAGAAAGCCAATCCCAGTTTAGGGACAACCATCCAGATAGAAACGTTGCGTGAGGCGGCGGCAAGAGCCAAAGAACGACCGGCGGATGAGCGGTTGTTCCGCTGGCTGCGCCTGAATCAGTGGCCAACCTACAAACTGACCAGCTGGCTGCCGCTGGAGTTGTTTAATGCAACCAGCGGAAACTGGTCACGGGCGGAGATGATTGGAATGGACTGCTATATGGGATTAGATTTGTCCTCAACGACCGACCTGACGGCAATGGCGCTGGTCTTTCCGCCCCAACCCGGTCTTTCCGAGTGGCGTGTGATCTGGGAAGGCTGGATACCCGAGGAAAACATGCAAGAGCGCATCAAACGTGACAAAGTCCCATATGACCAGTGGGCTGCGCAGGGGTGGATCACCCCTACACCGGGGAATGTGGTGGACTACACCCGCGTTCGTGACAAGGCACTGGAGTTCAAGGCGCTGTACAACGTCAAAGAGGTGGATGCCGATCCTGCATTCGCAACCATGCTGTTGCAGGAATTGCAACAAGAAGGGCTGACGGTGGTCGGCATTCCACAAACATTTGTGCAGTTGACTGACCCGATGAATCAGATCGAAGTCCTATTGAAAGAAAAGAAACTCAGCCACGAGCCGAATCCCGTTGCAGCCTGGTGTTTTGGGAATACTTCGATTGCAAAGAACGGCAGCGGGTTGATCAAGTACGTGAAAGAGTACAAAGGCAAGACGGCAGACCGTACGAAACGAATTGATTACGTTGCCGCTTGGGTGGTAGCGATGGCCAGGGCGCGTTATTACCAGAGCGCGGATTTGAGTGCGAAGATTTTGGATCCGGAATGGGGTATGTGATGAAATTTTTGTTGAGATTTTTCGATGATCTTCTACTGCTGGCAGGATGCGGCTGCATTCTGTATGGTCTCTCGCTGTACTCAGTCATCCTGGCGTGGATTGTGGGCGGGATGATGTTGATCGGATTGAGTTATCTGGTCGGAAAGGTAATGGCGAAACATGCTGATTAGAGAATTGTTGACCACCGGAAAGGTTAAAGAAGCACCTGCGCAGGAACAGCCGCGCTACGAGTACGTGCCGGCCTACGGCTATTCCACCGAATCGGGTGAACAGGTAAATGTCATGCGGGCGCAGTCAGTGGCGACTGCGTATCGAGCCAAAAATATCATTTCGGATGATGTGGCCAAGCTGCCGTTTCAGCTGATGCGCCGAATCGGCAGGCAGGTTGAACAGGTGCAGCCCGATCCGGTGACCCGCAATATTGCATACCTGCTGCAGGTTTCACCCAATATCTGGGGCTGGACGCCATTTCAATTCAAGAAAGCCGTCATTGAGTGGCTGCTGTTTTATGGAAATGCTTATATCTGGTCTCCGGCGGTTGGACCGCGCCAATTGCTGGTTCTGCCAGCCAACCGAACTATCCCCGTGTTCAGCCTGGACGGCGATCTCTATTACCGTCACACATTTTCCAATGGAGTACCCGGTTACATTCCATCGGTGGAGGTGCTGCACCTGCTGATCAACCCGGACGAATCGGGTTTCGTCGGCCGCGGCGTGATTACCTTTGCCCGCGAAACGTTTGGGCGGCAGCTGGCCGCCTACAAAGCCGAGTCGAAACTCTACTCACAGGGAATGCTACCGGCAGCATACGTTCATTTCGCCGGTGAGTTGAACAAAGAAGCCCGCAAGGTCGTCCGACAGCAATATGAAGAAACCATGAGCGGCACGGACAACGCCTATCGGCTGGCGATATTCGATAACAAAATCACCAAATTCGAGCCGATTCACATTCAATTGCGTGATGCGCAGTTCCTTGAATCCATTGACGCAACCGACCGCGATATTTGCAACTTCTTCGGGCTGCCTGAGCACATGCTCAACCGCGGCAAGGAAGCCTACAACTCGAATGAGCAGAAATATCTTGAATACTTGCAGGGAACGCTGGACGCCTATCTTGTGCCGTGGGAAGAGGCAGCACGCATCCGCTGGCTTTCGCGGGAAGAACAGGGTACTCACTACTTCAAATTCATTCGGGAAGCGCTCTTGCGCATGGACAGCAAGGCAAGAGCCGAATCTATGGAAATCCGCATCAGGAGCGGAATGATGACGCCCAACGAAGCCCGGGAGAAAGAGGATATGAGCGCTTACCCAGGCGGGGATCGGTATTACATCCCTATGAATTTTGCGGTAATCGAACCTGAGGAGGAACGCTAAATGGATACGAAGATTGAAACAACCCGGCCTTTCCGCTGTTTCGAGGGAAACGCGAAACCTTATGAGCCGTTTTGGCGGGTAATCGATTCCGGGAGCACCGAATCGGGTGAGCCGGAAATCGAATTGTACGGATATATCTCCGAATACAGCTGGTTCGAGGACGAGATCACCCCCAAGAAGTTCAAAGATGATCTCTATGCTGCCGGAAGTGGCGGGCCTGTCACAATCCGCCTGAATTCGTATGGCGGCGATGTGATCGCGGCCAGCCTGATGAATACGATCATCCGGGATTACCCCGGGCGAGTCACCGTGCACATTGACGGAATTGCCGCCAGTGCCGCCACGATCGTGGCCGTGGCGGGGGATGTCGTCAGAATCCAGGAGACCGGCTACATCATGGTGCATGACCCCAGCATGGTGTTCCTGATGGCCCAGCTGAATATCGAAGCCCTGACCCGCCTGGCCAACGCTTTGCAGGCTATCAAGGCCGGAATCATCAATGCGTACGAGAGCAAAACCGGTTTATCGCGTGAGCGGCTGTCCAAACTGATGACCGATGAAACATGGATGGATGCTCAACGTGCGCTCGATTTGGGCTTTGTGGATGAGGTGATTCGGTATGAAAAACCGATTCCCATTCAATTGCCGCAAAATGTGGCGGTTGTGAATGGATTGGGGTTTAGCAAATTACCGCCCGTTATTGCACAAGCATTGAAAAATGCGGAAAGCCCGACGAAGGCGGATTCCAGCGAGCCGCTTTTGACGGATGACCAGAAAAAGGACGCGCAAGTCCTTTATGAACGCGTAAACCATATTTTGAAGAAAGGAGTTTGATAATGCCAGACTTGAAACCCTTTTACGATGCCGTAATTGCGGCAGAAGAAGAAGTGCAGCGAATCGCAAATGAGATTCATGAGCACTTTGTTTCCGGGACCGAAGAAGGCAAACTTTTGGCGCTCAATCTGCGCTCGGCGCTGGACGAAGCTCAGAAGAAGCACGAGGAAGCGGTTGCTCTCTATGAGGCAATGCAGCGCGCCAACCGTCCCAATGACATTGCCAAAAACTTCATCCCCGTATCATCCACAGAGATTGTGGACAATCAACCAACCGTGATCAAACGCCAGGAGTACGAACGCATGTCGCTTGTGGATCGAGCGCGCTTCATCCGCTCCGGCGGGAAAATCGAAGACTAATGGAGGCTCAAAATGGGTAACACACTCACCAATCTCATCCCTACTATTTATGATGCCGCGGATATCGTCCTGCGCGAATTGACCGGTTTCATCCCGGCCGTCACCCTTGACGCCAACGGTGAACAGGTTGCGAAGGATCAAACCGTTCGTTATCCGGTTGTACCGGCAATTGCCGCAAGTGATATCGTACCGGCTGCCACCGGCCCTGATCCGTCCCCGATGACTTTCGAATCGGATGTCATGACGATCAGCAAAGTTCGTTCAGCGACCTTCTTCTGGGAGGCTGAAGAACAAAAGGGTCTTGGTGGTTTGTTCGAGGTGATTTTGCGCGACCAGTTTGCGCAGGCGATGCGCACGCTGGTCAACGAAGTCGAAACCGACCTGGCCGCCGCGTACCAATCCGCCAGTCGGGCATACGGCACAGCCGGTACGACACCTTTTGCCAGCGATCTCAGCGATCCCGCCAATGTCCTCAAAATTCTGCTGGACAACGGCGCACCGACCAGCGATTTGCAGCTGGTGATCAACACCGCGGCCGGGGCGAAACTGCGCACACTGGGTCAGCTGACCAAAGCCAACGAAGCCGGCAGTACCGAATTGCTGCGCCGCGGCGTGCTGCTCGATCTGTTCGGCTTTGCCGTTCGCGAGAGCGCGCAGGTCAAGAGTCACACCAAAGGCACCGGAAGTGGTTATCTGGTCAACAATGCAGGCGGCCTGCCGGTCGGTACGACCGTCATCCCGGTGGATACCGGCACTGGAACGATCCTGCCTGGCGACATCGTGACCTTTGCGGCTGATACGACCAACAAGTACGTGGTCACCTCCGCCTTGTCTGGTGGAAGTTTCACCATTGGAAAACCCGGTTTGCTCGTGGCCATTCCGGACAACAATGCCGTTACAGTGGGTAACAATTACGCTCCGAACATGGCGTTCAGCCGCTCGGCAATTCACTTGCTCATGCGCACTCCCGCCATGCCGGAAGGCGGCGATGCTGCTGACGATGTAACGGTGATCACCGATGACCGCACCGGAATTTCATTCCAGATCGCCATGTACCGCCAGCGACGGCGGGTAGCATACGAAGTCGGTCTGGCCTGGGGTGTGAAAGCGGTCAAGTCGGAAGCGATTGCTCTACTGCTTGGTTAATGGAGGTCCACCTGTGGCAAACATTTTGACAACGACCGAGGCGGCCAATGTGCTGCGCTGTTCGCCGGACAATCCGGAGATGTTGAATCTGTTGCCGCAGGTGGACGCCTACATCAAGCAGGCAACCGGTCACGATTGGGCGGCCGATGCCATCATTGCACCGGAGGCGAAAAATGCGGCACGGATGCTGCTGGTGCTCTGGTTCGAAAATCCGGGCATGATTGCCTCTGGGGTGGCAACCCTGAATCACGGTCTGACGGCCGTATTGACCCAGCTGGAAGCGCTTGCCCTGCATTATCACACTTTCGAGGGGATGCCCGGGTCCGGCTATATTCCTGTGTCCGGCGTGTACAAAGGGGATGTGGTTTCCAGTCTGACCGGCATCATCGGTTTGAGCGGCGATCAGTCCGGCAAGTTCGAGGCCGTGATCAGCCTGGATGGTCATATCAAGCAAATCTCGGCGGAGAACCTCAGCGGTAACTGGTTTCGAGCAAAAATCGTCCGCCCGGGTGAGTTATGAAGATCAACGAGAAGCCCGTCAATCCTGGAGAGTTGCGTACACCCGTCACCTTGAAGCGGCGCACGGTAATAACCGATGCGGGCGGCTTCAAGAAAGAGGTGTACACGTCAATTTCCAGCCTTTACGCCAGGTGGCAGAATGTCCACGGCAGCGAGGTCTGGACGGCGGATATGGCCGGCGCAATCGCACCGGCAACTGTGTTGATCCGCTTTGTGCCCGGCCTGGACGAATCCTGTGTTGTCGAGAAGGACGGTCAGATTTATGAGATCGTTTCGATGGACAACATTATGGAGCGCAACGAATACATTGAATTAAAGGTCAGGCGATTGAAGGATGGATGAATGGCAACCAGCGCAAAACTCACCCTGAAAGGACTTGAGGAGTACCTCGAAAAGATCGCCGCGGCCGGTAAGGACGTGGACGAAGCCGCCGCGAGAGCGGTTTTGGCGGGAGCGGAGGTGTTTCAGGAAGGCATGCAAAGGCGCGCTCCGGAGCGAACTGGAAACTTGAAGAACAACATCCGCATCTACGGACCTGAGCAGGACGGCAATTTCGTCTTCTGTGAGGTTGGATTGATCCACCGGCGCGGCTGGACGGATGCGGATACGGCCAGATATGGCAATGCTCAGGAGTATGGAACGTCATCCATGCCGGCACATCCTTTCATCCGGCCGACGCTTCTCGAAGATCGGAAAAAGGCGCAGGATGCCATGAAAGAAAGCCTGGAGGAGAGCGGAATCCTATGACGATCTGGGAACGGATTTACGCAGCACTGTCACCGTTGAATTTGCCGATGGCGGCTGGCGCGATGATCGTGGACAGCGAATCGGACCGCCCGGATGTCTATCTGGTGTATTTTCTCGTTTCATCCTCGCCGATCCAGCATGCCGACGATCTGGAACGGGAACGCTCGTACCTCGTTCAAGTGAGCGTCTATAGCCGCAACGGACTGACCAATCTGCCGGATGTGACCGGCGCGATGAAGGCAGCCGATTTCATACCCGGGCCAACCCGCGAACTGCCCTACAACCCGCAGACCAAACATTTTGGCCTGGCGATGGAATTCACTTATCTAGAAAAGGAGTAACACAATGGCAAACCCTGGAGAATACAAATCGAGAATCGGTTTGAGTTCCCTGTATGTTGCCGAAGTCATCCAGGACGATGATCTCGGCTATGTGGCCGATACGCCGGAATACCTTGCCCCGGCCGCTGAAGCCAGCCAGGAACCGACCAATTCCTTTGAAATTCAATATGCCGACGACCAGCCCTATGACGTGATGACCAGCGAGGGAGATACCAAGATCAACCTGACGGTCACCGGTATGAGCATTGAAATGCTGGCGAAAATCACTGGCCGGGTGTTCGACCCAACCACCGGACGCATGTTCGACAATGCCGGTGTTGCGCCGTACTTTGCACTCAGTTTCCGCTCGCTGAAATCAAACGGAAAGTACCGCTATTATCAGTACCTCAAAGGTAAATTCGATATGCCTAAAGAGGAAACGGCAACCAAAGGCGAGAAACCAGAACCGAAAACCCTTCAGCTCACCTTCACGGCGATCAAAACCGTTCACAAGTTCAATTTGGGCAGCGTTACCGACAGCGTCAAGCGCATTATTGGCGATGACGATACCACCAATTTCAACGGTGCAAACTGGTTCAATGCCGTGCAGGTGCCCAACATCGGCTCGATCGCAGCGCTGGCACTTTCCAACAGCGTACCTGCCAACAACGCCACCGGTGTTTCGGTCAGCGCAAATCAGGTATTGACCTTCAACAACGCCCTCAAGGACTGGGCGACCAGCGGCGTCGTGCTGGTCAAGTCCTCGGATGGTGCGGTCGTTTCAACGGTCAACACACTCGATTCGACCAAGAAGATCATCAACGTGGATCCAACCAGCAACCTGACAGCATCCACCACCTACATCCTGACCTACGCGGTCATGGACATCTACGGGCAGACGCTGAAAGGATCAATCCGCTTTACCACAGCGTAGGAGTGACGTATGCCAGGAACTCCGCTGACCATTACGCTTTATGATGAGAACGATGAAATCAAAGCCACCTACTCACGCGCTTTCGTGCCCTGGCGCATCTTGAAAGCCGCCGTGCGGCTGGCCAAAAGCTTCGATGTCAACAATATGAGTGAAGATGACGTTGACGCACTGGCAGCATTGGTGGTCGAGGCGTTCGGGAACAGATTTTCCGTCGAGGACTTGAACAACGGCGCGGATGTTACCGAGATGGTGGCGGTTTTGCAAATGATCATCAACAAAGCGCGCGGATTTTTACCCACAAACCCTACCCCTCCGGGGCAGTAACTGCCCCGGAGGATGTGGAGAATGAAGATTGGCTGATAGAGCTTGAAATATCGCTGATCAAAGCATTCGGCTGGAGTTTGTGGGATATTGATAATACCGATATCGAAAGCCTTTTACCGCTTGTCGTACATTTTGGCGACAGCAAGGCGGTTGCGCGAAAGGTATATTGTGATCAATTAGACGGCTGGTAGGAGGCGCGCATGAGCGACAATCCACTCAGTGGAAAGATCAGTCTGGATACAACCGATTTTAAGGCGGCAGTGGCCGCCTTGAATCGGGATATTCGGGTCATCGAAACCGGTTTTCGCGCATCCGCAGCTGCATTAGGGGATTGGTCGAAAAGTGCCGACGGCCTGCAAATGCGCATTAAGGCGCTGACCGGGCAGATTGACCTCCAGAATCAAAAAGTTACGGCGTTGGAGCGCGAATATCAACGCGTTGCAGCCGAAAAGGGCGCAAACTCGCGGGCCGCACAGGACTTACAAATTAAACTCAACCGCGAAACGGAGACGCTCAACAAGATGCAATTTGAGTTGAAACAATCTCAAACTGCGCTTGATGAGATGGGCAAGGAATCGAAAGAGGCGGGCAAAAAGGTCGAGGAGTTAGGGCGCAAAGAAGAAGAAACCACCGAAAAGACCCGCAAATTTGGAAATGTATTGAGCGGATTGGGCAATTTTGCTAAACTGGGAGTTGCCTCAATCGCGGCACTGGGTGCTGCAGTGGCGGGGGTTGGAGCAGGAATCACAAAATTAATGGTAGATACCGCCAATTTTGCCGGTGATTTGCTGGATATGTCAAAGGTAACCGGCATCAGTACAACGCAATTACAGGAATTGAGTTTCGTTGGTACGATGGTCGGTACCGATCTGAATACAATCACCGGCGCGCTCACAAAAATGACCCGTTCGATGGGTACTGCCCGGGAAGGCACAAACGAGGCTTCGAAGGCTTTCGAAGCATTGGGCGTTCCAATCGTGGATGCCAACGGCGCATTACGTGATTCGCAAACGGTATTTTTCGAAGCAATTACTGCGC